ACGCAATACGGAACTAAGGCAATTGCGGCGGTTAAACCCACCAATGCACTTGCGGACCTTGCCACCGCTCTCAGCGAACTCATCAAAGATGGCGCCCCTTCAACAATTGGGCGCGAACTTTGGGAGTCAACTACTCGCCGGGCGTATTTACATGCGACCGGTTCTGAGTATTTGAACGTTGAGTTTGGGTGGAAGCCTATGCTTGCTGACATCAATAAAACGATGGCAGCAATGGTACGTGCAGATACTGTCATGCGACAGTATAAGCGCGATGCCGGTAGGCCTGTCCGCAGGAGATATGATTTTCCCACCTACAAGAACCGTGAGTTTACGCTTTTTAGCTCTGGTGTTAATGCCGTAGTAGGCTATAGCACCGGTGCTTGGGCGTCTTCTCCCGGTTTGACAGGCCAGGTTCTGCGACAGCGTGATACGCTGATAGAGAGATGGTTTTCTGGATGCTTTACTTACCACTTGCCGTTTACGCCAAGTGGTGAGGAGCATATCAGCAAGGCCAAACTTTTTGGTCTTGATATTAAACCGTCTACTCTATGGAACCTGGCCCCTTGGAGCTGGGCCGTCGACTGGTTCGTCCCGGTTGGAGATGTAATTTCCAACTTGGAGGACTGGGCACAAGATGGTCTGGTTTTGCAATACGGGTACATGATGGAACACGCAAGTGTTACCGACACGTACACGTTCCAGGGTGATACGGGATATACTTTCTCGGATCGTCCTGGTGTATACGTTCTTCAGAATGAAACGAAGAAACGTATACGTGCAAATCCCTTTGGGTTCGGCCTAAGCTGGTCTGGATTGAGTTCCAGGCAGTTGGCCATTGCTGCCGCTTTGGGTTTATCCCAGAGCGGCCGTAGTTAGTACTACACTACGTTAAACGCCAAAAGGGAGACCTAGTAGATCTCCTTAGGAGTGATGCCTATGTCGTTCGCCGATCCGCAGACCATTACCATCAGTGGCTCGACAATCTCCCTACCCCGCACAAGTGTGGGGGAGGACGAAAGTCAGTACACTAGTGGCGATGGCTTGACCCGCCTTCTGGCTTCCCATAACTATGGGAAGCGTATCAGGAGGATGGTGCGGCTCGACACGTCCAAGGTCGCCCCGGATCCGTTCCGACCGACGGAGAACGTCAAAGTGTCCATGTCAGTTTACATGGTCTTTGACCTCCCGCCGGCCGGCTATACGGCCGTGGAGGGACTCGCAGTGTACGCTGGCTTCAAGAACCAGCTTGCCGCGGGTACCGACCTGCTCCCCACCAAGCTACTAGGTGGAGAGTCGTGAACGATGATGACCTCCAGAAGCTCTTCGATCAATTGGGTCCTCTAACTGAGGTCCAATATCGAGTCTTCGTGGTGTTGATTGGTGACATTCTCACGGAGTACCTGAACTCGGAAGAGTTCCGGTGCATCCTTGAGTTAAAGGGAATCAAAGTAAAACGTGATTACCCCACCTTGAACCAGACAAACCTAG